GATAACTCGCAGCCCTATATTTTTCCAGCGGCAGGGTAAAATTTGAGGTTAATTTTTCGAAAGGCACTATGTCAAATCTTTTAAGCCTAACAGACTATGCAAAGCATGTCGGCTGTTCAGGGGCGGCGGTTACTAAACTTTTAAAGAAAGGCAGTATTGTTGCGGCGCTGGTTTACTTGCCCGGTAAAAAAAAACCGTTGGTCAACGTGGATATAGCCGATCAGATTCGGAGGGATAACTTTGATCCATCCCGACAAAAAAAGAAAATTAATACCGACCAGGATAAGCAGCAGGTAATTGAAGCGGCTGGTCTTGAAAAAACAAAAGATAAAACATTGAACGAAGCGCGGCGGCAGCACGAATGGTTTAAGGCGGCAAAAGCAAAACTGGATGTTGACGAACGGCGGGGCGTACTCGTGCCGGCTGCCGAAGTCGAAAAAGAAGCTTTCGAGCTGGGCCGTCAAATCAGGGACGCCATGGTTTCAATCCCGGATAGAATTTCAGACCAGCTTGCAGTTGAAACAGAATCAATAAAAATTCACGAAAAACTATTAAACGAAATTATACACGCACTGAAGGGGCTTTCTGAATAGTGGGAGTATACACACAATCAATAAAAAAAGGGTTGGAGCCAGACGAGAATCTAAACTTTCTTGAATGGGCCGATAAATATCTATACCTGCCCCGTGAATCCACAAAAGAGTATGGAAAATATCGCAGCGGCAGGACGCCCATGGTCAAAGAGGTCTTACTTGAGCTTTCGCCGTCAAGCCCCACAGAGGAGGTTGTGGTTCAAAAACCTACCCAATTAGCCGGTACAACAATCGGAATAATATTTCTGCTTGCAAGCGCTGATATGAGCCCGGGCCCGTCGCTTTGTGTTCAACCGACCGGCACGCTGGCAGAATCGTTTTCAAAAAAGAAAATAACACCCACATTAAATACGACTATTAAAAATTCAGGGCGCTTAAAAGGCAAAATCAAAGACAGGAAAATAAAAGACTCAGGCAACACGATTCTTGAAAAAATATTCCCTGGCGGTTCCTGGCGGTTTGCCGGTTCAAACTCCGGGGCTGTTTATCGGTCTGAGTCTGTACGGTATATGATGCTGGACGATTTTGACGGTATCGAGCGTTCAATCGGGGCTGATGGAGATCCCGGGGAACTGTCAGACAGGCGGACCGGCACGTTTAAGAATAGAAAAATCTACAAAAACTCAACGCCCCTCTTAAAAGATATGTCTAATATCGAGGATGCGTATAAGCTCAGTAGCCAGGGCCGGTTTGAAGTGCCCTGCCCGCATTGTAAAGAGCTTCAATATTTGGAGTTCGGGGGTAAGGAAACTGAGTTTGGCATAAAGTTTGAAAGGAACGATGACAGCGAAGTCATCAAAGCGCAGTACCAGTGCATCCATTGTAAAAAAATGATAGACGAATATCAAAAAGAATGGATGCTGCCCCGGGGCGTTTATGTCCACAAATATCCAAAAAGAAAAGTCAGAGGGTTTAAATATAATGCACTCTATACGCCGGTCGGGTGGGTAAATGATTGGATTAAGATTGTCGAAATATTCCTTGCCGCAAAAAATAGTGCTGAAAAATTACAAACCTTTGCTAATACCATCATGGCCGAAACGTTCGAGCAAAGAGGATCACGCCCAGCATGGAAAACCCTGTCATCCAGAGCAGAGCCCTACAAGATTACAACCGTTCCGTCGGGCGGCCTGCTTGTCACATCCGGCACAGACGTCCACGATAACAGGCTTGATATAGTTGTCAGGGCCTGGGGCCGGGGTGAAGAAAATTGGCTGGTTTACTGGACCAGGATTTTCGGGGACGTTACAAAGCAGGAGGTTTGGGACCAGCACGACAATATTCTGGCCATGGAGTTTAAGCACGAATCAGGGGTGGGTTTGCGGATTGCATCGGCGGCGGTTGATTCGGGAGATAACACACACATTGTTTATAATTATTGTAGACGGCGGCGGCCGGTAGTCATGGCCATATACGGGAGCCAGAAAAAAAACCAGCCGATTCTTGGCCGTCCAGCAAAAAAAGATGTTGATTACATGGGATCTACAATAAAAAACGGTGTTCAGCTTTGGCCGGTAGGAACCGATTCGGCAAAGTCTATAATTTATCAAAGATTCAATCTTATAGAGCCCGGCCTTGGATATTATCATTTTCCTGTCGGCATTGACGATGAATATTATCAGCAAATAACCGCCGAAAAACTTGTGACAACATATAATAAAAAAGGCTTTCCGGTTAAGGCGTGGCAAAATGTGAGAGGGAATAGACAAAACCATGCCCTTGATGCTGAAGTTTATTGTTATGCTGCTGCGATACGGGCAGGTATTGCCACGATGCAATGGGATGCATTAGAACTTAATTATGCAGCCAAGGGACGCGGGCAGGAACCGGTGGTGGCTATGAGAAAACAGCGTAAAGTTAGAAGTAGGGGGATACGATGATTGAAATGACAAATAAGAATTTATCTGAATTGTTTGGTGTTAATTTTGCGAAGTGGAAACGCTGGAACAGAGAATTTATAGAATGTTATGAAGGCTCCGAAACAGAGCGCGGCTATTTAAAAAAATATACACCTGAAGAAGCGTTCACCGTTATGTTTGGTGGCTATTTAGTATATAGTTTTAGATTCTCAATTCAAGAGGCAAAAACGATACTTGGCGATCTCTTGCCGTGGATTTTAAATAGATTTTTCCAGCCAAAAAAGCTTGCTGAAAACTCTAATAAAACATGGGTTATCACTATCGAAAAGGGATTGATAGGTTTTTCATACGAAATAAAAGGGATTATTTCAACAGAAAAAATAAACAAAAATATATATACGGAAACTTATATTTCAAAGATTGTTAATGCAAATAATCAAGATGGATCACAATCTTTTTATGTTTTAAATATAGGTAATATATTTAATAATTTCAACCGAGGGATAAGATGAAAAAAAAAATACCAGAAGATAGGAAGTTTCTTTTTGGTTGGACGGAAATAGAGGAGTGGTCTGGGATGTCAACCAGTACATTAAAAAAGCTAGTTGAATGTGGCCTGCCCGGTGCGCTTATCCATTCTGATATGCCCATTTTTCATAAGGACCATTTAAATAATTTCTTTGGACAGCGCACAGGCGGCCGGTTAAAAAATTCTATTGAGAGTCATTGATATGTTGAATTAGAATATTTTCAACATATCCAGTTACCGTCCGGTTATCCTTCTTTGCAAGCTCACTAATTTTTTTAAGTATCTCTTTTTCAATCCTCACGTAATCCATTTTTATCCGTGCAAAATCCATTTTTATCCGTGCAAAATCCAGTTTTAGTTCATTACCAACAGATTTATGTCGAAAAGTGTGTTATAAGTAAATTTACATTATTATTTATACATGCGTCATTAAGTAATGAGGGCAAAATGGCAGGTATCACACTCGCACAAGCCGAAACAAAATTGACTTTATGGTTGACCGCTGAAGATGCGGTGGCCACAGGTCAAAGCTATTCCATTGCAGGGCGGTCACTTTCGCGGGCCGATCTCGGCTCCATCCGTGAAACAATAGACTATTGGGAAGCGAAGGTTCAGAAATTGACGCGCGGTGGTATCGGCATTAAAGGGGGGACCCCGACTTGAAAAAAGTCAGAAGAAAATTAAAGGCTAAAGTCAAATCCAATTTTGTCGATAAGGCTTTTTCTTATTTTGCACCTGTCAAAGCTGCCAGGCGTATGCGCTCCCGGATGGCCATGGAAGTTTTCAATAGCTATACCGGAGCCAGTAAATCAAGACGGTCTACAAAAGAATGGAACCCACGCGGAAATGATGCAGATTCAGACATTTTATACGATCTCCCTACCCTCAGGGACCGCAGCCGTGACCTTGTGCGCAACAATCCTCTCGCCGCTGGTGCCATAAAAACAAAAGTCACCAGCGTTGTTGGTACAGGGTTACGTCTGCAGTCTCGAATTGATCGTGATGTTTTAAGCCTCACAGATGAACAGGCCGATGAATGGGAAGCCAAAACAGAGCGTGAATGGCGGTTATTCTGGGACTCGAAGGATACTGATATTGCAAGAACCTTAAATGGTGTTGATCGCAGCAAGCAGGCCTACCAACAGGCAAAAGAAAACGGTGACGTTTTTATTTTGTTGCCACGGGCCACACGCCTTGGGTGTCCATATGATTTAAAATTGCAGATTATTGAAGCCGACCGGGTAACAAATAATAACAGCGCAGCCGATTCGGATACATTGTCGGGCGGCATTCAAAGAGATAATTACGGGGCACCTGAAAAATATTTTATATTACAAAATCACCCAGGTAGCATAACACCAAATATGAAATGGGATGAAGTAAAAGCTTTCGGAGAAAATACGGGGCTTAGAAACATTATTCATTTATTCAACCCTACACGCCCAGGCCAAAGCCGTGGCGTTCCAGATTTGGCCGCAGTTATTGAACCCCTGAAACAATTAGGCAGATACAGTGAGGCCGAAGTTGACGCGGCGGTTATATCCTCGTTTTTTACCGTATTCATTGAAACCGAAAACGGCCAGGGCGGTCTTGACTTCACAAATATTGGCGGTGAAACCGGGGCGAAATCAACCGATAAAGATAATAAACTTGGTTCGGGCATGATGGTTGATTTAGCTGCCGGCGAAAAGATTCACGATTCAAATCCGGGCAGGCCGAATACAGCCTTTGATGGTTTTGTAATGTCTGTTTTACGGCAGGTCGGTGTCGGTCTTGAGATGCCGTTCGAAATCCTTGTCAAACATTTTCAGTCTTCGTATTCGGCAGCTCGTGGCGCTATCCTTGAATTTATGAAATACGTCATGTCTGAAAGACGCTGGTTATCTGATAATTTTTTAAAACTCGTTTATGAAATTTGGATGTTTGAAGCGGTGGCAAACGAAAGAATTGCAGCGCCTGGGTATTTATCAGACCCGGCAATTAAGGCGGCATATCTTGGATGCGAATTTATAGGCGATGCACAGGGCCAGATTGATGAATCAAAGGCCGTTAAAGCTGCACAGCAACGGGTTGACGGTAGGTTTTCAACACTTGCCGAAGAGACAACCAAATTGACCAGTGGCGATTGGGACAAAAATCATAAACAGCAAGTCAAGGAACAAAAAAAACAGATCAAAGATGGGTTGATGCCTGACCCTGCTGATTTGATACAAGAACCGGCACAGGCGGGGGCGCAAGAATGAAAATAAATAATTACGAAATAAGAAATGAAAACGAAGATACGGCAGAATTATTATTGTACGGAATTATTGGCGATTTTTGGGATGAACTTGACGCAAAAGATATCGTTGAAGCTGTAAGAAGAATTGTCTCGAAACAGATTGTCGTCAAAATTTACAGCGATGGTGGCAGCGTGTTCGCCGGGCTTGCAATTTATAACGCATTGAAATCTCACCCGGCTAATATCCTTGTAAAGATTGACAGCCTGGCCGCCTCGATTGCTTCAGTTATCGCAATGTCCGGAACCGTTGAAATGCCTGAAAATGCTTTTATGATGATCCATAATCCAGCGGCAAGTGTTTACGGCGGTGATGCTAAAGATATGGAAAGAATGTCAAAGCTGCTGGTAAAAGTAAAGGACAGCCTGGTATCTGTTTATAAAGACAAAACCGGTCTTGAAAATGACAAGATATCTGAATTAATGGACGCTGAATCATGGTTCATGGCGAAAGAAGCCGTTGAGCTTGGTTTTGCAGATAAAGTAACAGGCACGTCGGACCCCAAAAATATGAAAGTTTTTAATCAACTGAAAAACTATAAAAACGTGCCAGAACAATTAAAAAACATGATCGAAGAACCAGCGCCGAAAGATGGTGCAAAACAAAAACCATCCATAAAAGGAGAAGAAGTTATGGAAATTACCATGGCAGTATTAGAAAAAGATGCGCCGGCGCTGTTGGAAAAAATCAGGGCCGATGCAAAGCAGGAAAATGTTAAACTCGGAGCAACAGACGAGCGCGACAGAATCAAAGGTGTTTCGGATCAGAACATGCTGGGCCATGAAACACTCATTTCCGGTCTGATGTATGACGGCAAAACAACCGGGCCCGAGGCGGCTGTCCAGGTGCTTGCCGCTGAAAAGGTCATCCGTGGAGATGCTGCGAAAAAGCTGGCCGCTGATGGTGTCAAGCCTGTTGTCGCAATTGTGCCGGCAGATGAAGGCAAAAAACCAATTGACCCGGATCTACCGCTTGACGAACAGGCAAAGTTAGTTTGGGACTGTGATAAGTCGCTGCGGAATGAATTCTCAAGTGATTTTGAATCGTTCAAGGCTTATTTTAAGAACGATTCAAACGGTAGACAAGAACTTTTGAAAAGCAAAAAGGAGGCTTAACTAATGGCTACAAAAACGAAAAATGAATATAACGATTTTGAACTCGGAGAACGAAATGAAATTCCGGTTATCGCTGCCGATATCATTTATGAAGGATCGGCGGTAGGAGTAGTTATCGCATCCGGCCACGCGCGGCCTTTAACATCTGTTGATAAATTTGCCGGGTTTTGTGAAAAACAGGCCGATAATTCAACCGGCGATGCAGCCGCGATCAATGTTAGAACCATCAAATCTGGTTCTGTAAAATTGCCGATTACCGGTGCAGTTATCACGGATATCAATCAACCCGTTTATGCTCAGGATGACAATGCATTTTCTTTCATCAAAACCTCAGGTGTTTTTATCGGTTTTTTGCGGCGGTTTGTTTCGTCTGGGTACGGTATTGTCGAATTCAATGCCGGTGTTTTGATAGACCCCCACGAGGGACTGCTCGGCGAAACGGTTTCTGCCGACAAGACCCTGGACGAGCAGGACGCGGGTAAATTAATTCAAATCGACACCGATACAAAAACGATCACCCTGGGCGCCATTGCAACGGTCGGGATCCCCGTCAAAATTGCTTGCGGCGCGGCTTATGGTGTTTCAAGTGTCACCATTTCACCGGCTTCTGGCGAAGGTATCGGTGGACCGAACCTGACATCTGTTGACAACAAGGACCTGGTATTGACCAAGGCAACGGCCAACCGGGGCGATTATGTTGAACTTGTCTACGGCGACCCCACGGGCTGGATGGCCCAAAAAATGGTAGGAACCTGGGTCAAAGAAGCGTAACAAAAATTAATAAGGAGAAATATCATGGGAATGGAAAAAATTACAGAAAGACAGGTCATGGGTGAATTTTATAAACGCCTGTCTCAAGATTTAGGGGTTGCATGGGTGCCAGGTATATCAAATTTTTTTGAATCTGACCAGGCGTCTGAGGAATACGCATTTTTAGGGCAAGCGCCACAGATGCGGCCATGGGTCGGTGGAAGAAACGCAAAAGGTTTTAGGGAAAATTCATTCACCATCAAAAATGTTCACTACGAAACAACCATCGAAATTCTGTCAAGGAATTTACGGCGTGATAAAACCGGCCAGGCAATGATTAGAATTCAAGAAGCAGTTCAGCGAACCGATTCTCACTGGGCCAAGCTGTTGACGGATTTGATTGTTGCTGGTGAATCAACAGCTTGTTACGATGGCCAGTATTTTTTCGATACCGATCACGAAGAAGGCGATTCCGGAGCGCAGTCGAACGATATCAGCCACACTTTGGCCTCATACCCTGCCGATAAATCAGGGTCAACTACTGCGCCATCCGTTGAAGATTTGCAGATTGCATTTGCAAGGGCAATCGGAATTATTGCAAGTTTTGTTGATGACCAGGGCGAACCCATGAATGAAAACGCAACTTCATTTACGGCGATGGTGCCGGTATCTTACATGCAAGCCGCATTACAGGCTGCCGAGACACCTGTACAGGTTAGCGGAGCGCAGAATGCGCTTGTAGCAATGAAACAGAAATTCAGCATTGAGGTTGTCCCGAATGTGAGACTTGATGTTGCCGGATGGACAACGAAGTTTGCAATGTTCCGCACTGATGCGGCAATTAAAGCGCTAATCCGCCAGGAAGAAACTGCCGTGAAATTGAATTTTGCAAAATGGATCGGCAGCGAATACGAACAAGACAACGATGCTGTGCAGGTTGGTGTCGATGCATGGCGAGCAGTGGATTATGGATATTGGCAGAACGCTTGTCTCATGACGCTTGCATAAAAAGGAGGTCAATTTTGAAAAAATATAAAACAACCGGACTCATTAAATTGTTTGCGGGTAAAATTGGCTTATCGGACGACCAGGCGGCATGCAGAAAACACGCTGTCAAAAAAAGTGGTGACGCATATGATATAACCGCCCCGGTGCAATTCAAAGCCGGGGAGGTCATCTATCTTGATAAGCCCGCCAAGGTTACGATAGAGAATCTTGTTTGCCTTGATGATCCTAAACCGGTCCAGAAAGCCAAACCAGGGCCGAAGCCCAAAAAGGCGATTAAATGACATTAAAAACTCAAATGGCGGCTGATATGCCTGTTTTTTTCAATGATGACGAATTCAGCGAAAAAATAGGCTACACGGCTGCCGGAGAGAGCGCAGTTGAAATTGATGCCATTGTTGACCGGTCAGGCTCACAGCTTGAAGAATATGTCAGGGGACCGGTTACGGCCATTATTACAATCACAGTTCAAAAAACAGACGTTCCCAACAAAGCATATGGCGATACATTCACGATTGATGATAACGAATGGAATTTTGAACCGACCAGCGGCGTTATTTATGAAGACGATAACACTGTGCAGATATCGCTCGAAAGGGATATGCCATGAAGTTTACCGGGAAAAATGGAGTGCTGAGAATCTTTGACGGGTCCAAAAATCTACATGGCGCAGCGCCCCGAGACGATGCGGCCGTTGATATTGTCACCTTTGATGGTGCAACGACCTGGGCAAATATAACATCAGACGTTGAGACAGACGATGCCGCGGTGGCCAGTGCTTTTTTGGCTGATAACGGTGATTTTGTTTTTATCGGCTCAGATATACCGTTTTCAATCGTCAAATATTTAAAAGGTGCCGGCACTAATTACGCCATAGCATCCGGTGCGCTGAAAGCGTTTTATTTTGACGGCACCAATTTTGCGGAAGCATTGGCCGGAGTGGTTGACGGAACAGCGTCAGGCGGCGATTGCTTTTCCGCTGATGGGCATATTTCATTCAAGGCACCTTCGGGGTGGGCCGTGGGTGCCAACGCCTACAATGCAGCGTTAAAAGCTGATAAATATTATATTGGTTTTCAACCAACCACCAGCCCGTCAACCGACCCAGACGCAGATGTATTATGTCCTGTTGACGGTCAATATTTTGAGATTTCGTTTGCTGCAATGGACTTTTCAGGACCGCTGGGCAGAGCAAAAACTGAGGAAATGCTTGTTTTAGATCGTGGCAATATCAACAGCAAAGGCCATTATATTGAAGGTGTCGACGGCATAATGTATGAATCATTGCCTGTTTCATTTTCGGCATTACTTGATGATGTACACAACCGGGAACGGCTACAGGCCGCTTTAGAATGTGGCAATCCAAATGATTCAGGACGATGGATCACAACCGGCACCACGACCAAGGGCACAACTAAAAATGACGGAACAAATTTAAATCCCGCCTTTGCCGATGCTACCAAAAAAACAGTCAATATTCATTGGCTTATGGAGTCGTCAAGAACTGCCGGTCTTGATTATGGCATGGCATTTTATGAGACTTTCTTTCCCCATGATGAAATCACAATTTCAGAGGCCGAAGACGGAGTTACGATATCAGCTGCCGGGGGATGTTTTGGAGTAATTGAACGAATATCACATTTATGTAACAGATATTAAGTGAGGTGATTTATGAGCAAATTCACACAAAAAGTAGGTAAAATACGGCTTTACGATGGAACCGGAACTCCATTTTATTTAGAGCTGATTCTTGATGACGGTTTTTCAGGGCCGCTTGGCATTCCGTCAACTGAGGAAATGCTTGTTTTAAACCGTGGAAACATGGACGCGAACGCTCACAATGTTGAGGGACCGGACACGCCCATCATGGAACCGCTTGACGTTTCTTTCAATATGCTGGCCCAGGATACCGCGTTTTTCGGTTATTTTCTTGATTGGCTTGAGGGAAACACAGTCAATGCAAACACTGTCGCAACGACAAAAGGCGATAGCCAGCGCGACGGTGCAACTGCCAATCCTGCCTTTGCAGATACGTCCAAAAAATGTGCAAATATCGAATACAAACTTGATGGATCGACAGATATCGTGTGGCATTATAATGAAATATGGTTCGATCTTTCAGCCATTACGTTTTCAGAGGCCGAAGACGGCGTTTCTATTTCTGTGACCGGCAAATGGTATGGAACGGTAACGAGAGACACGGCTTTTACGGCTGGAACCGATGTGACGGCATAATTTTTAACTGAGGGTGGGAGGGAACAAACAAAATGGTAAAAAAAGATAAAATTGAAACAATAACGGAATTGATCGAAGGCGATAATGTTTTTGAAAGCCACGGATATGCCGAAGTTAAAGTGACGCGAAAAGGCAAACCCCAAAAAATCAAACTGCCGATTAAATCACATGGCGTATCAGAATTTCAAGAAAAATTGGCAGCGAAAGCACCCCAACCGCCTACCACTTTTGAAATGATTAGAAAGGGGTCAGAAGAAGGTAAATCCATGGGGCTGAAACATCACCAGAAATCAATAGTTTTTGATTTGACCGATGAAAAATACATTGATGCCATGGAAAAGCACAACAATAATTTTACCTGGCGGGTGGCTGTTTTTGCGCTCGATTTGTCATGGAAGAAAAAAGACGGCAAAAAAGCCGATTCATACGAAGAAAAAAAGTATATTCTTCAATCTGCCGGACTCACCATGTATCAAATGGGCGATATCATTAAAGCAGTCAACGAGTTGACAATGTTTGCCGAGGGCCAAGAAGATTTTTTATCAGAGACCTGATAGGGCTTGATGAAGACACTCTATCAGCGATTGAAGACAGGGGCAAGAAATCCAGGCCCAGTATGAGAACAACATGGTTATATAATGATATATCAACCATGAAAGACTTTCAAATGACACCCATAGAATGGGCCGGGTTGTCAAGAACTCGCAAAAAGATCTTAAACTATTATCGTATCATGGAGAATCATTTCACCATGACCCACCAGGAAGAAATCACAGCAGAACAAAAAGCCAAACAAAAACGCGATGAAACTGATCGCAGGGTCAAGGGCAAAATGCCGGGGCTGAGATAATGGGACTTGCAGATTACTTAAAATTTAAGATCGGCGCTGATAGTTCAAAATATGAAAAGGCTATGTCGCGGGTCCGTAAAACGACAGAGAAGAATGTTGGCAGTGCTACAAAGATGTTCAAAGGTTTACAGGGTCAAATTGCTATCCTTGCAGGTGCCTATGGTCTTAAAAGGTTGTCAACTTCTTTATGGGATGTTGCCACTGGTTTTGAACAGATGGAGGCAAAACTTGACGTAATCACAAGAGGAGAAGGTAAAAAAACATTAGAAGAAATTAACACGCTTGCTCTTGATTTGCCTGTTTCCACAGAAAAGGCGGTCGCTGGTTTTACTACAATGACAGCTATGGGTCTGGAGCCTACCATAGAGCAAATGAAAACCATGATTGATGTCGGCTCGATTTTGGGTGATGATGTTATCACAAGACTATCGCTCCAGTTAGGACAGGCTGCGGCAAAAGGTAAAATCATGGGCCAGGATTTAAACATCATGGCTGAAGCCGGTATCAATGCCCGTAAATATTTAAAAGACGCTTTTGGGATGACACAGCAAGAACTTTTGGGGTCAGGCATAGACATTAACAAACAAATATCTGTAATTTTTAAAGGCATGGAAAAGGATTTCGGTGGATCTGCCGAACGCATGAAGCAGGCCGGTAAAGGGTTAGTTGCTACTTTCAAATCATACGCCACTGAAATTTCACGGCAGTTTATGAATGCCGGAGTTTATCAAGAGGTTAAACAAGCCATATCAGATATTAATGATAAAATGTTAAATTGGCTGCAGTACAATAGCGGCATGTTGAAACAGAAAGTACCCGAATATATCGATAAGATAAAAACAGGCCTTGAAAACATATGGAAAATTATTTCATACGATCCGGCCATCCTTGAATGGGGGATAGTCGGGCTTGCATTCGGCGGCAGAAAAGGCGCAGTTATCATGGGCGCCATAGGGCATATGGCTTCATGGGCTGATAATCTGTCAAAGGCTTTAGGGTTGGCAGCTGGCGGTGTTATTGATTTTTCAGAGATTGCCACGGCTAATTTTAAAGAGTTGGAAGCTCTTGTTCAACGATTTGAAAACTATCAGGTAGATCAAAGCGGTTTTTTCTTTAAAATTCCAGAACAACCGAAATTAGAAACACCGCTTGAAACTGAAATAATGCCCCAAACAGACAAAATAGACAAAGAGGCCGCAGGATATGAAGCAAGTTTTAATTTATATTCTCAATATCTTGACAATAAATATCAGGCCGCTGAAGCTGCAAAAGAATTAGAAACAGAACAAATGCAGGCCAATTTTGAACAATATTCTCAATACCT